GTATGATAATGTCATTTTAGTAAACAAATAAACTTTCCCCAACCAACCCACCTGGCCGTCCGGCCCTGTTCTATACAGATTGTAACATGAAAATATACAGTGAGCGAACCCTCAAAAATCTTTACAAAATTGTGTCACCTGTGGTATAATAAAGTCATCAAAGGCAAGGGCCCGCTTTTGAACCAAACAAAACTAATCTAAAACAAAGGAGAACCAGTATGGAAACAAACACATTGATTGCAAACGCAACAACTCATGAAAGCAAAGTAAACCTTTTTCGCGCACTGACTAACGCAAGTCCGTTCAGTGAAGCAGTTAACAAAACTTTATCTGTGGTACAGATCATCGACCAGCCCGCGGTCAACGATCAGGGTGAGCCGGTCAACCGTTATTTCTTCTTGTGTGAAGATGGATCTGCATATATGTCTATGGCCTTAGGCGTGGACAGCTGTGTTAAAGCAGTTAGATCAATTTGGGGATCGGATTTTGCCGAACCCTTGCAGATCGTGCCTTGCCAGGTCAAGACGAAAAACGGCCATACCTACAAATTTACTGTGCTGTAAATTTATTAAAACTCAATATTATAGCCCGGTTTAACCGGGCTATAATCATTTAATGGTGAAAGAATATGAAGAAATTTATTTATACGAAACAGCGCAAAGCGGCACTTACAACAGTGATCCGCGGGTATAATTATAATATACGCCGGGCCGCAGCATTGAAATCACATGGTAAATATCAGGGAATTGTACTTCCAAAGCTATTGAATGTTGACAAGGAATTCGCAAAAATAACAACATTAGAAGAATACAATGAATTGATAAATCGACTAAGAGAAACCGCCCGGGCAACTCGCGAAGAAAAAATAATACAATTAGGTAAATATAAAACCATTGAAACCCAAACAACACGAATCATCAAAAAACAGCAAGAAAGAAGTATTCAGGCGTTCATTCGAAATAAAACGCCCGCCAAAACTGAATTTAAATCTGCGAAAGCCTTAAAAGAATTCATGTATAAATATCAAAAAGAAACTTTTGAATCATTCAACGAAGCGCGGGCAGAGGTATTCAAAGATAATGTTGTAATAGCATTAACAGCGCTTGACTTTATGGATTTAGTTGGCGAATGGCAAAGGCTATCACTCATTCAGGTAGATTCAGTAAATAGGGCATGGCCTGAAGCCGTGGAGGTTATGTGGGCGGCGTATGAATCTAAAGAAGAAAGCAAATATCAAGAAGCATACGACAGAATGAGAACAGCAATAAACGGTGTAAAAGGCATTGTGAAATACACAAAGGGAACAGTAAAATGAACGAGTATATTTCCGATTTTGAAACACAAAAAGATCCTGACACTGGGGTCATGTCTGTATGGGCGTGGTCTATTGTCGAGGTTGATAATTTGTTGAATATTCAATACGGAAATAATATTGAAACATGGATTTTAGCGATTCAAGGACTTCCGAACGGCTCTTTAATTGGCTTCCATAACTTAAAATTTGATGGAAGTTATATTTTAAGTTATCTTTTGGGTGTAGCAAAATGGCAATACAATGATGACCCCAAAGCAAGAAAAGCAAAAACCGTTGAATGTTTAATCAGTTCAATAGGCGTTCATTATAATTACAGAATAAATTTCACAAAGAGAAAACATGTTAAAATATATGACACCCTAAAAATATTTAACATGAGCGTTTCGCAGATCGCTAAATCGTTCGGAATAAAAGAGCAAAAAGGGTCTATAGACTATGAAACCTTTCGTGGATATAACTATACCATGACCCCGGAAGAAGTCGAATATATCACCAATGATGTGATTATTGTAGCCAAAGCTATAAAGCAATTCAGGGCTGAGGGTCATGAGCGAAACACCATAGCTTCAAATGCCATGCGCTATTACAAGAAAAATAGTTACTATTCAAACTATGAATTTTTAACATACTTTCCGTACCTTGATGATGACTTATACCATTTATTAAAGCGCGCCTACAAGGGCGGTTATTGTTATGTCAACCCAAAATTCAAAGGTAAGCCGGTAGGCCATGGCCGGGTATATGATGTCAACAGTTTGTACCCCTCTGTAATGAGTGATCCGCGCAACAAATATCCAATAGGCACCCCGGTATTCTTTGAGGGTAAATATAAAGACGATCCAATTTACCCACTATATATACAGTTTATAACTGCACAATTTGAATTAAAGAAAGGCAAAATCCCAACAATTCAAATTAAAAATGATAAACGGTTCAACCCTCGCGAGTATGTTACAACTACCGGTTGTTTAATGGTGAATTTATATTTAACCAATGTTGATTTAGAAATGTTTTATGACTGCTATAACATAAAAGAAATACAATATATAGGTGGATATAAATTCATAGGACGATCCGGAATATTTATTGATTATGTAAACCATTTCAAAGAAATGAAAATGCAGGCCACTATCGAAAAAAACGCAGGAAAAAGAAGTATTGCAAAATTGTTTCTTAATTCACTTTATGGAAAATTTGGTGCCAGCAATGATAAATTTGTAAAGCGCCCATATATAAACGATAAAGGAATACTTGCCTATCAGACAGTTGAAACCCCGCGGCCCGCTAAAACAGTGTATGTTCCTGTGGCCGCATTTGTGACAGCCTACGCCCGGCGATTTATTCAAACTCTTTTCATAAAGAATGTTGATCGCTGTTGCTATTGTGACACAGACAGCCTACATTTGATTGGTGATGATCCGCCGGAGGGTGTCAAAATCAGTGATACAGAATTCAATTGTATGGCACATGAAAGCAGTTTTTTGCGGGCTAAATTCTTAGGCGCAAAACTGTACATTGAAGAAGACGAGCAAGGCAATCTTGATGTAAAGGCCGCAGGCCTGGGGCAAAATGAGGTAGTAAAAAATCAAATCACATTTGACAACTTCAATACTGAACAAGAATATTTTGGAATCTTGAAAAGCAAAACAGTGCAAGGCGGTGTAGAATTAAGCGAATCCCCATTCAAGATACGAGAGCGCGGTGCACGATTTTAATAATCAGTGTCGATTATTTCAGCGAATTTACCCAAATTTATTTACAGATTTGGGTATTTGTGATATAATTAAGGCAAGAAATGAGGAAAGAAAAACTTAATTAAAAGGAGTAAATTATGAAAAACAATATTAAAAAAAGATGGGATCGTCACTATGGATACGCAACAGCCTATTGGGTTGATCTTGAAAAACCGATCATTGTTTTTGATTCCGGTTTGAATGAGGTTGCAAGGTATGATGAATTACCGGCAGACTATCAAAATTTAGTTGATAGGGCTATTGATGAATTTGAGGAGGGTTATAATAATGTGATCCGTTTGGGTTGTAAATTCTATGAACGGTTCAATTATCAACGCTTTTCCATTCTGCGCGAAATTGAATCTTTTGACGAAACAATCTATAATATTAACGAGGTGTAAAAAGTGATTCGATTTTTAATTAAACAACAATTTGCTTGGGCCGAAAAATGCTTTGACATGGAGGGAGAAATAAAAAAGCCATTTGAGAGGTTTTTTGCTTCATTTATTAATCAGGTATTAAAAGGCCAAAAAGAAATAACGCTAACAGCACCAAACACCTTGACCGGTGTTCGAGGTCTTATTTATTTCTGCAACACTTTGGATTTGATACGCTATCTAATTGAAGTGCATGAAGAAAATAATTTTGTTGAGTTGACATTCAAAATGAACGCAAATGCCAAGTCAATGCACGCGGCAAGAAATGTAATAGCGAGGTATGAAAAATGAATTTATCTTTTTTATTTGGTGCACTGTGTCCAAAATTTAGCGAGCAGTTAAAAGATCAGGGATATGAATTAAAAAACAAAGAAAAATGGGACAAGGCTGTTTTTTCAGTTGTGTATTTACACATTCACGATATTTTAACAGATTCAAGATATGATGAATGTTTGAATCGAATTATGAAAAAATCAAAAGTTGATTGGATTAAAAGCGAGGTACGAAAAATGAATTTTATAGAAATATTTGACATACAGTCAAATGTTAGAGTTTGTGACATTATACATTTATTTTTAATCGGTGGTGATGATAAGATCTATTTTAATCTTTCTACTCCAAATAACAAAGGGTATTGTGATGATTATATATTGAAATGTGAGCGTATTATTTCCAAAAGTTGGGCTCCTTATTATGAATGTAATATAAAATGGATTGAAGAAGAATGCTCAGGTGAATCAGGTGTGGGGTATCTCACATTGATTATTTGAAGTATTATTTACTTCAATATCGAAAATTATTCAAAAGTTACTTAAAGGCGAGGTATGAAAATATGAAATGTATGAATTGTGTACATTACAAAATATGCAAGAGTTTGAATAACACAGGAATATTTGCTAAATTCCCTGAGGTTGATGATTGTTCTCTGTTTGAGCCAAACCCTGAACACGAAGTAAAAGAAGGCGAGAAAAAAATGCAATCAGCAGTAGCAACCGCTTTACAAGCTATCCTTGCAGATCGAGGATATAAGGTCCTTGAATTAAAAACCTTTTCCGGTGGCACATTCGTCGGCACCAACATTCAAATCAAATTCAACGAATTCATTTTAACAAAGTGTGTCTATTGCAATGACGAATTGTTTTCAACAATTCAAAACATATCGGAAGTGCGAATCTTATTTTTTAGCTAAAAGAAATAACCCGGGGATTTATCCCCGGGTCTTTTTTATTTGTACCGCTTGCAGGCAATATTATAATCGTATATGCAAATCCACCCGGAGGGGATCCGCGCCCAAATATTTTTATTGCCTTTGTAAACCAATTCAAGGATTGTACATTTTGTTCCCCGCTTCAGGTATGCAATGTTGTTTTTGTCATCACGATTCAAACAATGTTTTCTGCCGTCGGAAGTCAAATCCTTAATCTTTTTCCGACCAGTGTTTGCGCCTGCGCCCTTGTAAACGCCGCGCACATAGGTCAATGTGATTGTTGATCCGATTTTTGGCTTGGGATAGTCAAAAATAGCACCGCGCATTTTTGGCCGAAGCACACCAAGCACCCCTTTATAAGTGTGTTTCACTTTTTTGCACTTTGAACCGCGCGGCCAATTTTGATCGAACGATTCAAACCATTTTGTATTTCCGTTGCCGGTGGCTACGGCGATATGACCGTAAGGGCCGATTTTTGCTCCCCATACAACAATGTCGCCCTTTAATGGAACGAAAGTAGGGTTGTTTTGAATTTTTTCAAATTTTTCAACAAGCGGTTTTCTTTTTTCAAAGTTTGTATAATAGTCAACTGCATTTCCCCACGCTCCGGGTTTAATGCCGAAGCAGGAATTTAGGTAAACTTTTGCAAGATCGACGCATTGAGCGCCGGACACGCGGTCATAATCAATTAGCCGCCCTTTGCATGAGTTGTAAAACTGATCGTAAGTCATTCGGTGTATCCTCTTTCCTTTGCTTCATTCTTAACAATATCTCCGGCAATAGCCGCAGAGGTGAAGCTATTATTTTTCCACCAACTCCAAATTGTGGAAAACACTGTTAAAAGTGTGGAAAAAAACAAATACACTTCATCATCAGAAAACGGAAGCGGATTTTTGCCGATCATCGTTAAAACTGAATTAACAAGCGCAACAAAAGTTACGATTGTGCGAATAATGGTATCTTTTGAAACATTTTTCATTTTATTTTTTCCTCCAAATCTTGTATTCTGTGATCTGCTACCTGCTGGCGCAGTTCCTGCAATGCAACCCTTTGTTGTAGGTTGTTATACTGTTCTTGCTTTTTTTCAAGTTGTTTAATCCTGTACAAAGTTTTTGAGTTTGCAAGCCACGCGGTGAGCGAGGTGCCCACCAGCGTGACCGCGGACGACAGAATTATAGTCAACTGTTCAACTGTAATTCTAATCACCCCTCGAAAACAATTCCGTCAATCACAAGACCGTTTGCGTCCGATACAGTGAAAACCCTGCTACCATCAAAAGCAACCTTGATTGTGCTTGACCCCTCTGTTACCAACATCGTAAACGCTGAACCGGATTTGAATCCGTAGAAATATTGAACTCGTTCAACGCCGGAATCTCTTGAATGATACCGAACGCCAATCCGACTTGAATGCTGGACAATGTTTGAAATCATTTCAGCCGACCAAATTTGTACACCGCCATCGGAGCGGGTGTCAATCGTTCCGGTTGTCCGGTTCTGCGCGTCACAAATTTTTCTTTGACAAATAAAGGCATTATCGGATTCAAGATTTACGCCAATGTTGTGCTTTTCGTATCCGTAAAGCTGGGATCCGCGTTGCAATCGAATACAGGGTGTAGTCGGCCATTCTTTCAGGGTGCCGGACCCGGCACCGCTAAGAACCAAGGTTGTGTTAAGCACATTGTAGGCAGTTTTGCCGGAAGAATAAATCAAATCAACATCGTTGCAAAGTAATTTATTCACGTTTACCGCGCGAATTGTATGCGGTAAATTCGCCTCATTGGTGTTTGAATTTGCAATCTCCAAATTATCAAGCGTTACACTATTTGAATTGTGAATCACCAAACCCATCAATTTAGGTCTTGTGGTGGGTGGATCGTTGGAAGTGTACCGGCCGGAAATGTAAACATTTCCACCGTTTGCAATGTTGAACCAACGGTAGGATCCGGTTGTACCTTTTACGCGGATCTCCAATTCTTGGTGGTAAATCGGGCAGGCGAGCAAGTCCATGGCTTGAAAGATTTGATTAAAAGGGTTTGCTTTCGTACCGTCAGGGGATCGGTTCATGTGGTAGGTTCCGCCGGTGTCTGTGTCTTTATCAACATAAACAATATTGTTAAAGGTGGAATATCCCACGCCCTGCCCCTGCGTGGTAGTCTGTTTAATAGAGGACGGTGTACCCTGTAACAGTGATCCGCGCCAAATAGAAATCATTGAATCCGTGGGGTTTACCGCAGTAATACCCTGCGAGTTCGCGTAAACATAAAATTTATCGTTTACAGTTAAATCCTCAAATTCACCTGACCAAAACCGTTGATTGTCCAAATACTGCGGTATTGTAAACTGGCGAATGTAAACGCCCGCCTTATCGTAAATGCGAATGGTGTTCGGTGAATAAGTGAGCATGATAAAGGCGGTTGCATTTGCCTTAACCGTTTGCATGATATAGTCAAACCCCGGGTTTGAAAGAGCCACCATATGTGACGCTGTGTTTGTAGCTGGATCCCATTCATATACATTCAGCCCTTGGGAAATGTACATTTGATCGTTTGTTGCGTCATAAGCAACGGAAGAAACAGCGCTTTCATTGTATCCGGCAGGTGAAGAATACTTTTGAATTGTTGCAAGTGTTGTAGGGTTCAATTCAAAAATAGTCTTAGACGGTGCACCGTTCAATTCACTCGTAGCAATAAAAAGGCTATTTCTTTTTGAATTATAAACTATTGAATTGGCGTGCCCTAACCCCTCAATATTCCGCCGCGTTACCTGGGCACCGTTGGAATAGTTAAACACAACAACTGCCGCCGTTGTGGGGTGCAACTCCAAGGTATGGCCCCGGGGCACAAAAGCGCAGGCATAATAATTGTTGCCGCCAATGGTATAGCGCGCCCCGCCTTGATTCACAGGGTAGCGATCTATTTCCTGTTCAGCATTGGCAAGGTTTTCACCACGATATGTCCAACCCAACAGCCACCGCTCAAAATCAATATATGTTGAATGCGGTTGATTTTTGAATGTTACAAAATCCTTTTTCAGTTGGGCAATTTCCTGTCGAAACTCGTCAAAATACGGAGCACAAATCACGGCAAGAATTTCTTTCAGGGTACCGTCATCATACCATTTTTGCAACTGCTCCGTGACTGTTTCCTTAATGTGTTTGTCAAGGTTTTCCAACAAATCAATAACATATTTTATCAATTCATCATAACTATTCACTTTTTCAATTACTTCATTCATTTTCTTTAGGACACCGTAAAGCAATTCCTCAAAAGACAATGAATCATCGTAGACTTGCGGCAAAATTCGGTTGCAGTAAAACCGCCGAAGTACCGCGATCGGGTCAACATCGGGTTTTGGATAATTCATATTTACCTCCTTAATACCATAACGGCATGAATAGGTCTTTATATTCGTCAAGCAATTCCGAATACAAACCGTTTACTTCATTTTTGAATTGCCGGAATACTTCCCCGGCAGGCATTGTTAGCCCTGTAATTGTTTCGACTTGATTTGTTTTTGTTGTGGTATCATTGGCGGTGGTAGTTGATCCTTTATCCGTTGCTTTGTTGGAAGCCGTATCAAGGTTGGCGCGGTCCGCATATTCAATGGAGTTGAAGTCTTTTGCTTTCATCATATTTCCGGGTAGATCACTTGCCGCCCCGCGCATTGTTGAATTGGAATCGTTTTGATTTGAGAAAGAACCGGTTGAGTTGCTTTTGCCTGTGGCGTTTGAATCCGTTTTGCGATTAAACTTTTGATTTGCAACAGCCAAATCTGCGGTCATTTGTGCAAATCCATCAAAGGCTTTAGCGTACCCGGGCATTACTTCCATACATTTTGATTGCAGTTTTACTTTCCAAAGATTATAAGTTTCAAAAGCAAACTCGTCTGTTAAATAATGAAAAATAAAAAGCGTTTCAAAATATCTTTTGAAGTCTTCTATTTTCTGTGGGGTTGGGTACGAAAAATCAAAAATTTTCTTTCGTGCAGATTCAACGCGGATATTCAAAATGTTATTTCTGTTTTCGCATAAATTGTTTACAACAACTTCCAAACTTGTGGTATATCGTGCCATTACTCCACCCCCTGCGGTTCATCGTCCGGATTTGCGTCATCATCAAAGGCGGGTTTATCACTTTCGATTATTTCACTTTGTACCCGCGGTTTTACGGAAATATTCAACCCGAACCGCTCATTGATCTGCTTGCAAGCGTTTTTCCGTTCATATAACATTGTTTCCAAGTTAATTGAAACAAATTGATTATTTGCGTTAACCTCATCTGTAATAAGGCGCTCTGCTTTTTCATTTTGCACATTGTTAACACCAAGAAACGAGAGAAATTCAGCTTTGTAACTTTCAAGCAAAGTGTATAAATCATTAGCCACCAACGGCGCGCCGGTGTTTACACTTCCAAAACAATCGTTGAAATCATTGTCTTTGTCAATGAATATATAACCCTGCGATCCGTCATATTTTGAAAATAGATTTGCAAGGGCTAATTTTTGATTTGCCGTACCTTTTAGAATTACCGGTGTTTTTTGGGCGTTTACATTGATATCAATAATTTGTTGCGTTTTAGCAATTTTGTCAACAAAATAGTTTATATAGAAAAGTGTTGGTGTCCACATCGGATTGTTTTTAATTAAAACAAATTCGTCTGCGTTGTATTCATGATTGAAGTTAATGCCGTAGCCGTTGATTTTGACCGGGTAGCCGTACAAATTCAAAACAGATTGATCTGCCGCGCGTAGTCCTAAAAATCCCCTGTCGCGATCATTACACAATGCGGCCTTTCCGTCTTGGATCAATGCGAATTCTAAAAAGTCCGCGTCCACCGTGTCCGGCAGGTTTTCCCATTCAAAAACTGTGGCGGCAATGTTCATAAAATAGCATTGATATATTTGATTTAACTGTGTTGCGGTTAAGATTGAATTGAATTGGCCCGCGAATGTTCCATTGGTGGCTGGGCTGTGATAAAGTGCAAAGGGTTTTGTATTTGTAGGATTTTCCATTATTATCCCTCCTTTTAATTGTTATCAAGGGAATAATTCCCAAAATCGGAAATGGAATGCCAAATTGTAACCCCTGCATTGAACATACCGCGAATTGAAGCGGCTTCCGGTGCAGGTGCGTTCACTTTGATATTACAATCAACTGTCTGTAAATAATTCCATTTGCTCCGGGTATCCTTCCAACTGGATATTTTGCCCCACTCGTTAATTGCATAGCCATACAAATCCAAAAAATCATCAATTGGCCCGCATTCATGATATAGCGGTGAACAATCAACCAATCTAAATTTGCAGTTTTCGCTGGATATAGAATTGGTGTCGCTTTGATTGCCTTTTGTTGCAACCTTTGAATCAAACGCGGAAACAACATTTCCGGCTGTGTTTACAAGACCGGCTAAACCTGAAGCCATACCGGCTACATTCCCAGTTGCCGCACCTGTTACAAAACCGGCAACATTTCCAATTGCCCCCGCAACTGCATTCATACGGTTAAGTGATCCTTGAACACCACCGTTTTCGTTATACCCAATTTGCATTTCAAACGAGTAGGGAACATCGAAAACCGATTCGGCAGGTTTTGAATAATTTTTCAGTTTTAACTTAAATCCGTTTGATCCAATCGGTCGCATCTCTGCGGTCATTTTAATTGAATTTCCCTTAATGAATTCAGGTCGCAAAGGTTGGCTAAATCCGTTATAGTTGTAAACAACATAAACACGGCACATAGAAGAAAGCATTTTTTTGTTGCGCGGAGTATATCCACACGCTAAAGTTGATCCAGCTAATTCCGCTTCCGTGTCTAAAGTCATTGTAATGTTTTCCTTGCAATAGTTTATTTCAACGCCATTAACAGTGATGGGTACAATCCAACCACTGTTTTTTAACTTTGAATAAACCCAATAAGGAACGCAACGAAAACCTATAATATCCTGCCGTCGATCCGTTGTACCTCCGTATGCGTCTATTATTTTTTGAATCACATTATGATCATAAATAAACCCCGCATATTGCCCAGTCATTGAATCCAATTTTCCATAGCCACCATAAACCCAACCGGTTTCACCTGCTCCGGGTGGCCTTGACACGCTCAAAATTGACCAATAAGGAACCCATGAATCACCACCTGAAAAAATTTCAATTTCCTTTTCATAGTCGGCAGGTGCTCCCACCGGTTCAGGCTGAAGCCATCGGCCAACGGTGTCCTCGCTTTTTTTCACATGAGCGCGGGCTATCAAAGACTTATAATAAGTGATATTAAATTGGTAGGTTTGCCAATAATCGGTTGTAATATAAATCATTGCAATGTCTTGCGCGATATATTCAACACGATCTATGAACGCATAATACCATTTTTTATTCCCTTGACGGTTTACAAAATCGCTGTTTTGGTATCGGCAATAGTTAAAGGCTTCAAAATGTGCAAAGTTTCCCTCTATCCTGAACGCTTGATCTTTTTTGATATAGTTAAACTTTGTTGCGCTAACTCCTTTTGCCGCCAAACCATCAAAGGCGGCGACTTGCGCCGCCGCCGTTGGGAAATCAACAATGGCATGGCATTCTTCCGGCTTCCCCCATGGAACTGTAAATAGATCCAATCGTGTTGTAGGGTGAGTTACTGCCATTGTATTTACTCCTTTATGTTTTACTTGTGGCTCTTATGCTGAAAACATATTTCCCTATAACATTTGCCTTATTATCGTAAAAATATAAACAATAGGTGCAAATCATCGGTAAACTTAGAAAATCAGCAACGCCATGTAAATAGGTTGATTTTACTGTGACCTTGAATTGATCATTGTTTTCACCGGTGATCGAAACATCCAAATCATAAAAACCACGGTTGATCCACTCGTTGCCGCTTATTTGCATAAGCGCCGAATAACCCAGCGGTTCAAAGGTGCCTGCTTCAACATTATCATACGCCACATCAACAAGTTGTAACAAGCCATTCACCTGTTCCGTCTTTCCGTATGTTTCGGCGGAAAAAACCGGAACTGTTTTTGTGTCGGTTGCTTCTGTTTCAATAGGTGTTTCAATAAAGTTTATCCCATAATCACCGGCGGCAGGGCAATCAAATTCAAGAGTCCCGTCACGATTAAATTTTTTATATTCCAACATGACGGTTAAACTGTAAAATTTACAACAACCGCAACCGGAGTTGCAACTCCATCGGCAATAATGTTGCAAAGAACGATTGCCGTGTTTGTGCTGTCGGCATTTGAATGGCCGGTGAAAGTGATTGTCTTTGCGATTGGATCAAAGGTGATCGTCACATAATCGGCCAATGTTTCAGCAGTGATTTTATCTTTTGCCGCACTTTCAAGCACCTGCTCAAATTCAAGGTGCATTGCATTCACCTTGTAATCGGCGGGGGTCGTTGCATAATCAACCGTCTGTGCTGCGTCCGCCGCTTTCAGCTCCACAAAATTTTCACCGCTTGGATTATGAAAATCGGTGATTGTCAAATCCTGCAAAGCGTCAGCTTTCGGAACTTCAAACACCATGGCATTAGCAAAGGGACAAATACCGTAGATCTGCCACACATGGAAAAAATACTGCCAGGTCAGGGAAGAGCCGATAAAATCTTCTGCCGCCGTTTGGATATTGTCGTACACCTGGAACAGTGCTTCATCGCAGATAACAAAACCAATATCGGACAGCGTTTTTCCGGTGCGCTTTCTGTTTTCCAAATCGTAGTTATCATAGTCGAAAGAATCGACAACAATAAGGTTGTTTCGGAAATCAGCTTCTGCCATGTTAAAGGCCGTTGCAAGAACCTTTACGCCCAGCTTATTGATTAAGTCGGAACGAATGATAATTACAATACGATCAGCTTCAGACCAAGTTTCCACCGGGTCGCCGACTGCACCGGGCTGATTAATATAGTTGTTGTAGGCGGTGGAGGGGAATGTCATATTCATGGCAGTTTCGCGAATCGTAGCTACCATATCTTCCGCTTCATCTTTCGTGGTAGGCATTGCCATTTTTCGGCCAATAACAACATTATTTGCGTATGCGTCAACAATGGCCTGCTTAAACAAATTGAATTCGCGAATCTCATTGCCGGAGAAAACAGAGTTGATTTTTGCAGATACAAAACGGTTAAAACTTTCATAGGAAACAAAAGCGCCCATCAATTCTTCACGATTGATAGAAAGCGGGAACACATCTTGGCGGTTTCTGCTGTAATAAGCCACCTTGGTGTCGCCTTTGTACAACTTCAAAATGGCGGAAAGATTTTCGCCGTTGTACCCCATGGGATTGACCGGGTTTTCATAAGTCTGTTGAACATCAGTGCCCAACGGATAAGGCCGGCCTTTTTTCAAGCGGGCAAGACGGTTGGAATAGCGCTTTACTTCCACAGCAGTGAACATAATTCTATCTACAAGGACAGAAATAAATTCGTTCGTGTGCGCCTTATAGTTTAGAATCGGGTTAGCAAATTTGCTAATGTCGTCACCCTCGGCAAGAACAGGAACATTGTTCTGCGCCGATTCGCTCATCATAGATCGAACGGCATTCAATGTTTTTTGCGCTTTTGCCGCTTCGGTCATTTTCTTAGAACTCATCGAAAAAATCCTCCTCCTTTAACTCCTCAATTACTTCATCAGGTGTTTTTTCATCGTTGGCGGGCGAGTTGTCCTCGGGTTTGTCAACCTCGAGTTTCTCGCCAACTTTCATCATCAAGTTGCCGTTGATCTCACGAATACGGTTGTTGTCCTCAACAAGCCTTGCGTTGTCACTGGTCAGCCGCTCAATCTCACTTGCGTAGTCCACAAAGGTATCTGTGATCGTTGCAAGATCGGGGCCGATCTCGGTTACATCCTCCGCTTTTGCTACACGATCAACAATTTCTTTGATTTGCTCAACGGATAAACTCATTTTGTGTTACTCCTTTCATAGTCTATTATATATAATTTTCTCTACTTCACTTTTGATCTGCAAATTTTCAAAAAACAATCGTCCCGCCACTGCAAAGGACTTGATCTTCTTTAATTCGGCTCCTGCGTGCGGCCTATTGTTTTCTGCTATTTTGTTTACAGTTAATGGAATTGTCTTAGGGTCGCCTGCTTTACAGGCGTATAATGCTTGCGAACTGGAAGCAAAGAAAAAATATATTATATTGTTGTTTGTTTTAATGTTGAAAAGTTGAATTGAATCTTTGGGTTTTCGTTCGATTTGTGAATAGTCATCGTTTAGAAATGATTCATTATTTGCGTAGTCATTGTATTCGGGTAGATATTTTGTCGCTAATTTGTTTTGTGGTGTTGTTGCTTTTGCAAATGCTAATTCATTTGTGGTGGATAGCATTTCTGCATATATTAAATCGTTTTTGAATAATGGGTTATAATGAAATTTTATTCCAAAGGCTAAACAGTAGGGATTTACCATTGATAGAGCGTTGGCAAGCATGAATACTTTTCCATCTTGGCGTGTTCGGAATATTGTTTCTTGCAGATCGGTGAACACTCGTAATTCATTTGGCAAGTATCGCCGGAATGATGATTTATTATCAATTATAAATTCATCATATACAATAGTTGTTACTGCTGAAAAATCATCGGAACCTTTTAATATATCGGCGTTTGTTAATGCTATAAATCGTCCTGCCTGCTTTCCATCTATATAGGCGGTTTTACCCCTAATCGAAAATTTATGATCAGGGTAATTATTTTTATGTTTTGTGAAAAATCCGTCTGTGGCTTCTTTAATTTCTGTTTTATATCGGCGTACCCAAACAAATTGTTTTTTACTTTTTAGGTACTGTTCGATTACATATTTTTTTAATTGATATGTTTTTCCTATTCCTCGGCCACCTATTAAAATATTTAAATAACGATTGTAGCTTAGGCATTTTCTTAAACTGTAATATTTCATACTCGGTCGGCGGAGAAGTCGCACCCCGGATCCACCCGGTGCAGTTCGGCGGCCGACTCCTCGCCGGTGGCACCCACCTTTACTAATGCGTTTTGATTCTCCGCCGCCTTAAAAAGAATAGCTGAAAGGTTTATACACCTTTCATTTATAATAATAGCAGATAAAAATTGAATTGTCAAGGTTTTTTGAGGGTTCGCTCACTGTATATTTTCATGTTACAATCTGTATAGAACAGGGCCGGACGGCCAGGTGGGTTGGTTGGGGAAAGTTTATTTGTTTACTAAAATGACATTATCATACCA